TACGGCTCTGCCCCTCACCTTTCGAGAAGGAGACGCATGACGCGACTGCTGGCGTTTCTCTGCGCGGCGGCACTACTACCGGCGGTACTTTCCGTGGTCGGTGCTCAGGCCGCCCCGCAGGCCACCACGATTACCCTCCAGGATGAGACCTGGGACTGCTCGAAGCCGCTCAGTCAGTACGGCTCCCTGCCCATCACGGTCAACTCGAAGTGGTCAACCCAGAACGTCGTGGAGTTCGGCGTACGCCTGGGTTCTCAGTGCGTAGGCGAGGGGAACACCGGCCCCTGCCAGCTCATCCTGCGCTACAACCCAGACTCCCCTGCGCATGGCCCGTACGGTGACGGCATCCGCGTCATGAACGCCAGCCCTGGCGCTCGAAACATGGTGATCTGCGGAGACTTCGATACCGGAATTGGCAGGAGTGGCAACCACCAGGACTGCCTCCAGGCCATCGGGGGCCGTGACCTGACGTTCCGCATGGACACCGTGGGCAAGCATGGCGTTGACGGGATGCCATCCTGCAACGCAGCTGGAGCCAGTGCGTTCTTCAGTTCAGCGGGCGGCACGCACCCGCTCAACATGCGCATTGAGGGTGGCGAGTGGTACGGCTGCAACGTGGCCCTTCGCGCCGGCGGTGGCAGCGGGCAGTCCGGCCACGTAGAGGACGCCATCTTCCGAAACGGCTTCGACAAGAGCTCCAACGGCTGCCGTGACTCGGCAGGTTCTCAGTACCAGCAGACTCAGACCTGCATCACGGACGACGAGCCACCCATCACCATCACGACCTCCAACATCACCTGCCAGAAGTGGCCGGAGTGGAACGCGCAGCCGCCTCCACCGCCTCCTCCACCACCCCCGCCGCCACCGCCTCCCCCGGAGCCGACCATCGGCCCGCTGTACCCGAAGCAGGCGGTAGTGGTGCCCTGGACGGCGACGGACTTCCCCGGCATCGAAGTCAACGTGCGCATCAGTGATGCCACCGGCACGATGCTGGCGCAGATCCAGACGGCGAACGATGGCGAGTTCTACACCACGTACCCCAAGGCGTTCGCGGGCGATCGCATCTACTCCGTGCGCTCCCTCGACGGCTCCGTCGTGTCCAAGCCCTACCCCTACCACGTGGGCCCATGACGTACACCATCCTCAACATGGCGGATTCCATCGAGGATCCGACCGACAAGTGGCCGCAGTCCGAGCCTGACGCGCGCGACTTCGGCGACATCCTCGCCGCTGGCCTCAACCTGACAGGCGTGGTCTCCGGCTGCGCGGTAACGGCGCAGGGCTCCCCCGACATGACGGTGGCCGTAGCCTCCGGCGTAGCCATCGTGGGCGGTACCTCGGCCACGGTGACTGCGGGCAACGTCACTATCGGCGCCGCAGGAGCGCAGCCCCGCTTTGACCTCATCTGCGTGAGCTCGGCCGGTGTCAAGTCGGCCGTAGCGGGAACGGGCGCGACTAACCCTGTCTTTGCCGACCCCGCAGGCAAGGCGGTGCTGGCGGCCGTCTACGTGCCTGCATCGGACACAGACATCGACTCCAACCAGATCGTGGACAAGCGCGTCATCATCAAGCCCTGGGCGCAGCTCTCCGGTGACACGTTCACGGGCAACATCGTGCTGCTCAAGTCCGCGTCCGAGGCCATCCTCGAGACGCAGGGCGACGGCCAGGGTTCCACCATGCGCGTCTCAGCGTGGGGCAATACCAGCGCCACTGTCCCGCGTCCCGCAATCACCCTTCGCCGCTTCCGGGGCACGGTGGCTGCGCCGCTCCGCACGAAGTCGGGCGACTCCATCGGTGTCATCGGCGGCACGGGCGCAACTGCCGCCTCAGACGTAGCGGCGGGCACTCTGCTGACGTCGCGCGTAGCCCAGGTGGACTTCCGCGCGGCAGAGGACTTCACGGCCACGGCCAACGGCTCAGAGATACGCATCTCCACCATCCCCCTGCTGGGCACGACGCTGGCCGAGCGCATCCGCATCAAGTCCACGGGCGAGCTCCAGATGGACGACATATCCGGCTTCGCCTCCAACTTCAACTCCAAGATCACGGCGAACATCGAGTCCACGAACCGCACCGCCACGATCTCAGGCGGGCGCGGAACGATCTTCTCGAGGATTCGGCGCTACGGCGGCGGCATCGTCACCGACATCGACTTCGGCCTGTATGCCTTCGCGGGCGACCACTCCACCGCCGCGCAGTTCACCATCACGAATGCGGCCAACAACGGCTCTGGCCTCATCCGCATCACCGCCACCGGACACTCATTCGCCACAGGCGACCGCATCTCCATCGGCAACGTGGCCGGCGTCACGAACGCCAACGGCACCTGGACGATCACGAAGATAGATGCCAACACCTTCGACCTCCAGGCCTCCACCTTCGCGGGCGTCTACTCCGGCTCTGGCTCCAAGGCCACGAGCGCGGGCAGCATCTACGGCGTCTTTTCCTACGTGCAGCCGACGGTAACGCGCGTGCTCTCGAGCGCCACCGGCGCCGCTACGGATGGAGATGACGTGTCCTGCTTCGCCGCCTTCAACGGCGGCACCGTCAAGGGCATGGAGTGCTTCTACGTAGGGAGCAATGCTGCCTTCGCCGGCGCGTCTCAGTGGACGGCAGGGCTAGGCGTCGCCGCAGATGTCGACTACGGCGTCAGGCTCTCTCCGGCATGCACCGCCGTCACCGCTGGTATCCAACTGGCCGGGACTGTCACGTCCGGCGTTGGCATCGACATGGGCACCGGCCTCAACATCAAGACGGACACCGGCACCGGCATGAAGATCGGCACGGCCACGAACGAGAAGATTGCGTTCCACAACTCCACGCCGGTAGTGCAGGCAACCGTTACCGGCTCACGCGGCGGCAACGCAGCGCTGGCCAGCCTGCTCACCGCACTGGCAGCGAAAGGACTGATTGCAGATGGCTCCAGCGCCTAAGACGGCCCCCGAGATCGCAGAGCAGAACGGCCGCCCCGCCGAAGAGCCCTGGCTGGCCCTTCCCCTCTCCGTCTTTCAGGACATCGAGGAAGTGCTTACGCTAGTGAAGGCGGAAAGGACGCTGAGCAAGATTAGGCAGCACCTAATCCCGGCGACGTTCCCAGAGGAGGAACAATGAAAGAGACGGTAGGAGTAGGCGATAACGTCGCCATGGCCCTGAGCCGCCCGCGAGTGGTCAGGGAGTTTATCCCCATCGTGGGTGAGGTATTCCTCGAGCTCGTCGACGGGTACGGGCGGCTCAAGGACCAGCAGCACGTCACGAACCTCGTCGTGGACGCAGGCGAGAACCACATCGCAGACCAGCTCTCGTCCTCCCCGGGCGGGAGCGCGATGAGCCACATGGCAATCGGCACCGGCTCCACTGCAGCCGCCTTCGGTGACACGGCGCTCGGCACGGAGGTCGACCGCAACGCGCTGACCTCGCGCACAGACTCCACGAACGTCGTCACCTACGTCGGCACATGGTCGGCGGGCGACGGTACGAACTCCGCGCTCCGAGAGGCAGGCATCTTCAATGCCGCTTCTACGGGCACGATGCTGGCTCGGGCGGTGTACGCCAACATCGACAAGCAGGCCGCTGACACGCTCACGATTACCTGGACTGTCACCATCGGTACAAGTGGCGCCTAGAGTGTGGCGACCCGCTTCTACTTCCGCGAGAATTCCGCCGCACCCGTCTCGGTCACGGTAGACGCGGCCTGGGAGGACTCTGCCTCACCGTTCGCCACGGGGACGATGTTCCTGACGACGGATGGCGCGGACACGCTGACGACCATCACAGGCTTCACGTCCACGACCGGCCAGGATCGCTGTCATCGCCAGTGGGTATCCGAGGAGATGGCGGCGGGCAAGGTATTCAACACCAGCGTCACCTACAAGTGTCAGGTGATGGTGCGTGAGTCTGCGGCGAACGACAACCTCGTCGATCGCATCGGCGTGCGCATCGTCTCATCCGACGGCACGACGGTCAGGCACACGATCCTTGCGGTCAACGCCTACGTCGCCGGGGAATACCCCGCCACACTCATCAACAACACCTTCCTTGACGGAGACGCCGGCGCCGGTAGCTACACGACGGTCACGGGCGACAGGCTCGTGGTCGAGATCGGGCACAACGACGCTTCGGGAGCGACCATCGAGGGCCGCTCGCGCTGGGGGTCTGCCGGAGCCTCCGACTACCCCGAGGACGAGTCCACCACGGACATCGCTCTTAACCCCTGGTTCGAGGTTTCGCTCGACGGCCTCTTCACCGGCGGTACAGACCACACCGCCGGGCCTACCGACACACTGGCGCTCACGGATGCAGTAGCCAAGGCTAGAGGCCTCGGCGCCGCAGACACGCTGGCCCTGGCAGACGCAAGAGCGCACGCGCGAGGGCTGGGCCGTGCGGACGCCCTGGCACTGGCGGACTCGCTCACGGCGGCGAAGACGATCCCGCTGGCAATCAACGACACGCTGACGCTGTCAGATGCAGCTTCCCCGGCCGCCGCGAAGGCCAAGGCCGTAGCTGACACCGTTGCGCTCACCGACGCGCAGGCCAAGGCACGAGGGCTGGCTGTCACAGACACGCTGGCGCTCACCGACTCATCGGCACGCGTCAAGGCGATACCCAAGGCCGTCGATGACACGCTCACGCTGGCGGATGCCAGAGCACTAGGACGAGGACTGGCTCAGGCCGACAACCTCACGCTGGCGGACTCCGCTACGCCCAACCTTTTCACGGCGGGCACCGACCACACGCGCCAGGTCGATGACACGGTGGCGCTCTCGGACGCTAGGGCATTCAGCCGAGGGCTCACCCGCACAGAGGCTCTGTCCCTAGCGGACAACTTCACCCGCCTCGCTGTTTACCAGCGGACGCCGGCCGACACGCTGGCGCTGGCTGACCTACTCGCCCGCGTACATGCCGCCAGCCGCACGTTCACGGATGCGGTCACCCTCTCCGACCTCCTCTCCCCCGAGGTACCCGGCGAGGTCGACGTGGACGACATCGTTCTGCTCACCGACGAACTAACCCACATGCTCAGGCGAGAGCCGATAGCGGCAGGCCACATCGAGTACGCGCTCACCGGCTCTGTGCCAGAGAACGGTACGGGCAGGATCGCGGGCGGCGCCAATGCGCGCATCACCGAAGCCGAAGGAGGGATGGTAGCCAGATGACTCAGGTTGTGAGCTTCACCGACTATCGCCCGTCACCGCGCTACGACTCTCTGCCGTGGACGGAGGCGCAGCTGGAGGAAGGCACCGCGAGTATCGGGCCATGGACGCTGCTGGAGACGTTCACGCTCTCCCCGGTAGACGCTGACCCCGAGAATCCGGCCTACCGCAACTTCACCACCCAGCTAGCGGGTGATGGTGAACTGTGGTACCGCATCACCTTCGCGGACGCCGACGGCGACATCGGCCAGCCGACGTTCCCCGTCCAGAACACAGACGAGGACAGGCCCATCTACGCCAGCGTGTCCGAACTCGCGCAACTGCTGAAGGTCAGCGCGACCACGCGCGGCGCTGCACTACGACGGGTGCTGGAGGCTGCGTCCATGGAGATCGACTCCGAGATCGGTGAGACCGACATCGCTGGCACGGCCCTGCCCTACGGCTCCCCGCCTGCCATCGTTTCCGAGGTCTGCCTCGAGCGCGCGGTGGAGCACTGGCAGCAGAACCAGTCTCCCTACGGGATCATTGGCATGGGCGAACTGGGCGCCACGTACATCGCGCGGGACACGTGGGACAGGCACGGGCACAAGCTCTCGGTGTTGAAGGCGTCCTGGGGACTAGCGTAGGTGGCAACTCTTGCGCAGATCTGGGAGGCGCTGGGCGAGCAGATCCATGACGAGCTGTGCGGTACGGCGAACATGCCCATCCCTGACCTTCAGGTGGTGCCCATAGGCCCGTTCCCCGACCCCTCGGCTCCGTCAATCGACATCTACCCCGCCGAGCAGTTTCAACTTCCGCTGGCGATGGGAGGCGGCAACAACATCATCTACGTGGACGTACGCGCTCGGGTAGGGACGCCTGATGACGAGGCTGGGAAGCGCCTGCTGCTTTCCATGATGGATCCCGAGGCCGATACGTCCGTAGGGCAGGCTATCGTCAGCGACAGAAAGCTCGGTGGCGTGGTTGGCAACGTGAGCATCAGCGCGGGGCCAACCGGGTTCGGTACCTTCGAGGGCACAGGGCGCGAAGGTAGTTTGCTCGGCTGTATCTGGACGGTACGGATCATCAGATGAAGATCCTCATAAACGGGAACGCGCCTTGGTGCCCCTCTGGGTACGCGGAGCAGATAGCGCTCCTCGTGCCGCGTCTACAGGCGATTGGGCACGAGGTAGCCGTCGCCGCCAACTTTGGCCTCCAGGGCACCATCGGCACCTGGGGCAACGGCATCCCCGTCTACCCGGCCAAGGGGCCGGTTGACCGCACGCTCCCCCTTTACGCCGAGCACTTCGGCGCGGACGTCGTCATCTCCCTACAGGACGCTTGGACGCTCCAGCCGCAGACGTGGCCCGAGGACTTCCGCATGGCGAT